ATCAGACTTCACACACCAGATGCGGTTCGTGTAGTTGGTGTACGGAGACCGGAGCCACCACACGGCAGCGCTGCTGCCGTTATAGGCGATACGCTTGCTGTTGCCGCCGGAGCTACTTCCGAAATAGTCCAGCTTTGCGCCATCTTTCGGGAAATAGCCGCTGTCACTGGTCGTCCAGCCGACCTCGTAGCCAGACAGTAAGAACACTTTGGTAGAAAGACCACTCGTGCCAGTGGCAAGGCTGCCGCCGCTACCCGTGCCGTTCTGGTACGGGATTTTAACCTGCTTGATGGCCGCTCTAATTTCGGAATCAATCAGGTTGTAGAAGGTGCTGTTCAGGTAAGAATGGATGCTAGAGTCCTTATAGGAGTTGCTGTTACCGAACGTACTTGTGGTGTAAATATCCTTGAGCAGAACCCACGTTCCGTTGCAGGAATCGTCGTAGATACTGGACGGCTTACCCTGATGCACAATAATGAAATCCTTGGCCGCGCCGTTGACCTTGATTTTAACGGTGCTACCGACGGCTTTCGTACTCAATTTTACGTTTGCCATTATTGCCTCCTTGCAAAAAATCAGGCCCACGGCATAACGCCTGCGGGCCTTGTGTTCTGCGAAGCGGAGGCGGCGAGCGCCTTGTGCTGCTTCTTGTAGATATAGCGGCACTGGCGAGCTCTCCGCCTGTCTCGCGCGAGTTTATTCGAGTTGATTTTTCGATGGATGGGAATTTTGCAATCAAGCAATTTTTCGAGCCGGTCTGCGTACTGCCTGCGCAAAGAATAAGTATCACCGTGGGCTGCATGAGCGTCCCATGCGTTCCATCGACGAAGGATTTCTTCCTTTGTGACTTCGCCTGCCGGGTACGCGGCCTCCCAGCATTTGATTTTCTGCTTCATGTGCTTTGCGCTGTCTCGTCTGAGTTTCTGTATGACCGCTCCGGTCTCTGTCAGATAACTGTGGAATCCCAAAAAGTCGATTCCGTTTCTCATTGGGAGTATCACTGTCTTTTGGTTCAGCTCTAGTCCATAGCTGTCCATGAGCACACGGACATCACGCAAAATACGCTGCAAAATTCTCTTATCTGGGCAGATAATATAGAAGTCATCCATATATCTTCCGTAGTATTTCACGCCGTATTTTTCCTTTATGATGTGGTCAAACTCGTCCAAAAATGTAAGAGCAAAGAGCTGGCTTGTTTGGTATCCCAACGGCAGTCCTTCGTCCATTACATCAATGTAGATACACAGCAGCTCATACACGCGCGGGTCCACACCACGCTTATCGAGAACAGCCTTGAGCTTTTTCTTGAGCTTGCTGTGGTCGATGCTTGCGAAAAAGTGTCGGACGTCGCCTTTAAGAACCCAACCGTCTGCGCCGTGGCCGCTCCTCCGGTAGTAATCTACCATGTGGGTTTTCAGGCGCATCAGGCCGTCGTCAGTGCCCTTTCCGGTCTGGCTGGCAAAACTATCTCGTACAAAGCTCTTTGTCAGAGCCTCGTAAAGGACATTATCCACCAACGCATGAAGTGTAACCTTATCGACAAAAGCCGGTGCATGAACCACACGCTTTTTGGGTTCGTACACGAAAAACACTTCAAATTTGCTCGGGATGTAGCATATCTTCCGCTGTATCTTGCCGCCCGGTTGCCGAACAGCTCGAACGGCAAGTTTGCGGGACAACTTTTCCGTGCAGGCCAGTGCATTTGCCTCGTATTCGATAGTCTTGCTTTTGTTGCGTTTTCCCTTCCGAGCTTCAAGGTATGCCCTATACAGCACCTCGAAGCTGCAAAGTTCTTCGTAGGTCAAAAATTAGCCCTCCGCCGGTTCACTATCGTGGTAGTGGGCTGCATCCCCGAAAGGATGGCCCACCTCAGCGGGATGTATTTGTCACTTTCCTGCATCGGAAAGCGACAGGATGTGACTTCCTTTGATGGATGCACTGCTTTCGGCCGGGCGGCCTACTCGTCTCGCAAACCCATCAGAGCGGGGCGGACGCCGTAGGAGTTGTTGTAGTTCCAGTTGTCGTTGCTGCCATCAGACTTCACACACCAGATGTTGTTCGTGTTGTTGGTGTTCGGAGACCGGAGCCACCACACGGCAGCGTCAGAAATATAAGTCGCACCCTATATGCAAAGCGGATTTCCGCTATGCTTTCTCTTGTGGCGCGGGCGAAGCCTCGCCTTTCTCAGGAGGGGCCTCCTGAGTGGCAGAGAGAGCGGCTTTCAGTGCCGTCACGAGCTCTTTGAGTCTCTTTTCCTCTGCATCCTGCCGCAGCTTCTCAGCGCGGCTCCGCTCGGTTCTGAGCCATTTCATCGCGGGATATTTAACGTCGGTGACCTTTTTGGTCCAAACTTCCGCTTTCTTCAAGCTAATGACCCCGTCCTCCGTGCAAAGAGTAATGAAGTCGAGCAGCGAAGAACATCCGGCGATAACTGCGTAGATTTTGCGGAGGCGTTCGTCGTAGTCGGTCAAAAAGTCTGCACCGTTGGCCGTGTGCGCATCCAGAAGGATTTGCTTTGCCGTCTTTCTGATGTCCCTGCCGTAGAGGTTGTAGGTGCTTCTTGTAAAGCCATCCTTCTGTTTCGTATCGAGCGCGTGGACAGCAGTGGTGCATACCTGTTTGATTTCACGAACATCCTCAAGCTCGGCTGCTTTCTGGAAAATCCTGCGGGCATCGCTCCGGCTGATGTCCTCCGAAACGATGCGGGTCGCCCGCTGGGTGTATCTTAAAAGGTCTCGAGCCTTATTTCCAACCGTGAATTGCTGTTCGGCCATCAGAACTCCAATCTCGCCTGCTCGGAGTTCCAAACGCCTGTGACGGAAACGCCGTCGAGGCTGCCGAATGTCACGTTGAAGGGGTTCTTTGTGACATTCGTTCCGAACTTCAACTCAATGGCCTTTACGCTCGCATTCATGGCCGCAATGCTGGCGCGGAGGTCTCCATGTGCGTTTTCTGCGGTATTGTGGGCATCGACGGCAGCACTGATGCGCTGGTCCGTCTCCTCCTTGTTGTAGGCGTCAGACTCCGGCCGCTGCGACTCGGTCAAATGCCCATCTGCGTCCAGTGTAGCGATGCCTCCGGGCACGCCAACCTGCCCAGTGCGGACAACATCCTCGTCCGGCGCTTTGCCTGTGCCTGCGTTAAAAGCACCATATGCCATGTCAGGTTCCCTCCTGTTCGTCCGTGTATTTCACGGTGCTCGTGATATGATACTGCGCCGAAATTTCATCGACAGGGATATTCGCGGCACGGAGCCGCAGCTTTCCGTTCAGACTTTCAGTCGCAATAAAGCCCGCCGCACCCGCCACATCATAGAACTCCGGCAATACTGTAACGTCCACAATATCGGTAACCAACAGGCCAGCAATGGGGATATCACAGTAAAAATAGCCGGGGGAGGAATCATCCTCGCCCCAGCCATCGACCGGAATCTTAAAAGACACTGCCGCCATGATGTCCTGCTTTTCATGCAGAATATCATCCACCTCGTCGATGCTGTCCGCAGTGGCATTCGCCAGCTCGGAAACGACAGTGTTGCACTGTTTGATATGGCTACAAAGTGCGGCGAGTCCTGTGCCCAAAAGCGCCTTAACCTTCGCTTTTGCCATAGGGCTCGCCTCCGTTCTTAGTCAGCCAGCAGAGCGGCAATCTCCTCTGCAGAGAAGTCCTCCACGTCCTCGTCGTGCAGGACGTTCTCAGGCTCAGCGTACACGACAACTTCCTTGCCGTCGATGTTCACATTGCCGTTGGTGGAGCTGGCTGCGGTCTTGGTAGCGCCCTCGGAAATGCCCTTCAGCTTTTCGCCCTCGGCGTCGGTCATCAGGCGCTTGCCAGATTCGGCGGCTACGAAGTCGGCAGGCTTCTTGCCGCTGTCGGTCAGATTGCCCTCGCCATCCAGAGTAGCAAAGTTGCCGGTGACAGCACCAGTGACCTTATCGGCCTTGCCGGAGATGTCCACTTCCTCCGGGGTGGGAACATACAGGCCGTCGTCCTTCAGGGTCAGGGCGTTGCCCGCAGCAGCGGAAACATTGACCTTGACATCCACCTCATAGCCAGCGATGGTAACGGTGGTGGACTTATCCTTGTCGGTAGCCTTAGCCTTGTAGGTATCCACCAGCGCAGCCATGCTCAGGAAAGAGTAGGTGCAGGAGTCAGGATTCTCGCCCTTGACGGCCAGCACCATGACGGGCTTGCCGTCCAGCTTGGGGTCGGTAGCGCCGGGGTAGGTCGCAGCATCGAACTTGAACTTTGCCACGAAGGTGGTCTTGGTCTGGTCGAGGAACAGCTCAGAGGGGAAGTCAACGGAGAAAGCAGCAGTGCCGCTCTTGTCGGTAGAGGTGTAGAAGTTCACGGTATTGCCGTCAACGCCAAGAGACTTGATAGCAGCGTTGGCTGCGGTCTGCACAGGGGTAAAGGCATCCTTCTTGACAAAGCTTTTCTTAATTTCGGCAGTCAAGTTACGGATGGTGGTCTTGGTAGAAATCTGCTTAGACATAATGTAGTCCTCCTAAAAAGTTATTTCAGCATATCGACGATTTCCTGCTGCGTTTCTTCCTCGTCAAGCAGGTCCTCGCTCGTCATGACGGTTTCTTTACGGACGGTCAACGCATTCGTGCTGTCAAAGTCAAGGCCATCGCCGATACGAACGGTAATAGCTCCGTTAGAGTCGCGCTTTAAGCCCTGACCGATACTCACGCTTCCGGTTTCACCCGAACCACCTCCTTTCCCGAACAGATTTACGACGACCTGAATATCTGCCTCCGGGATGCGCTGTGCAAAAAATCTGACGAAGCCGTCATGCGTTTCGCACCCGTTCAAGACGCCAGCTTTGTTCGTAATATAAAAGCCGCCCGGCATGACCGCACCAGAGGGAATGAGCTCACTGGTGCTGTCGGGCAGCTCTGCATCGTAAATGCACTGGTAGTAGTTCATACCGCCAGCCTCGTCATAGTCGCCCTCGTCACGCGCAGGTTTCCACCCGTCTGCGGAAAGAGTGAGTTCATAGGAACCATAGCATCCTCCGCCGGAAATGTTTTCCACCTGTTCTTTAATGAGCGTCTTGACCTTCTCCTCGTTCAGGATTTCGCCGGACTCGGAAAGTTTTTTGATGGCCGTGCTGACCGCCGCCGTGATGGTCGCTGCATGAGCATCGGCGTCGGCGTTGTGCTTTTTAATTTCAGCCTCGACCAGCTTCATAAGTGCCTGTACCTGCGGGGCCACTGTAAGGCTGATATTCGCTTTGTTCGACACAGCCAGCAGAATGTCAACGTCGAACGCAAAATTAGCGTTTGTGCCACTCGCGGGAATCTCGACGCCGCGCTCGTCCTGCATAAGGAACAGCAGGACCTCCTCCCCGTCGTTCAAGCGGCCGAAAACGCCCACCTGATGCATAAGGTAGGCGTCGTCTCCGCTCTCAGTATGAACGCTGACCTTTCGCGCGGGATGCCCGTCGTCGTCCTCGATGGTCTCAATGCCAAGCAGCATCAGTTCGTGAAGGTCGCCACTGACCGTAGTTTCTTCCGAAAGGTCTGTGTCAGCAGAGCCAGTACCGCTCACAGCGCGGGTAATCGTCAGCGCGCCGCCGGAGAGAGATTCCGACAGCAGGGCGGCACCGGCGGCGGTGTAGTTAGACTTTTCCCAACTCACGTTGTCTGTCCTCCAATCTTGATTGTGATGGTTTCACGCGCGTTCGCAGGCCCGCCAGCGGCAAACGCCCGCGCGCTGATTGTTTTCGGTCCGATGGTTCCCGGCAGCTTAACAGAGGCTTGCATCCGGGCTGCCCGGAGTGCTCCCGCAGCATATGCCGTCGCGCTGACAGCTCGCGGCTTAATAGTTCCCGGCAGTCGCACCGTGCAAGAAATTGTCGTACCGAGCGGAGCGGCTGCCGCGTATGCTGGCTGTACATCCGGTTTGTAGCTAAGAGAAAGTGACAGCGCAAGGTGCGCCGGTATTTTTCTCAGCAAACACTCGATGATGTCGCTCGAAAAGAAAGCTGATTCATCCGGTGGCGATATGCAAACGTAGATTCTGCCCTTGCTGAATTTGACCTCTGGGGTGTCTCCGGTATAGCCTCGGACGAGCTCTTTTATTTCAGGCGCGCCAATATGGTTTGCGCCAACAAAATACGACGCCACCAGCTTGCGCCGAACCTCAAGAGTTCTGTTCTTGTTCGGTGCAATGTCGAGAAACGCTTCCATATCGGAGAGTGCAGCTGCGTCCATCATCGAGATAAAGGTATCGTTCGCTGCTGCGTCAACGCCTGCCTCGATTTCGTCGAGCTTTCCTCCTGCGGCACGCCAGATGGCGTCCATCTCAAAAACGTCCCGGTAGAATACCGGGTAAAATGTTTTTAGCTCATCATATACGCTTGGAAATCCATTAGGATACAGGGTCGGTTTCACTGACGTTCACCTCCCCTAAGACAAAAACCTCCTCTGTTCCGGTCTCGACGTTTGAGGTCTGACCGTTAAAGCGGAGGTTTTCGTAGTCCAGCACTCCCGTGAGGCCATAAATAGTATTTCCGACCGTGCTGATACGCAGGGTCGGCGTTTCCCCGTCGTTCGCCGAAAGATTGATATTCTTGACTTGTGCCTTGAGTGCAGTCTGTGCTGCATCCTTGACCGTGGCAAGGTTTCCGCCCTTTGCCAACGTGACAGAGAACGAAATATCCACCTTTTTAGCGGTGGCTGCAACGGCCGTGAAGTGCGCGCCAATATTGGCCTGCCCTTCCCCCAATCCGGTTCCGCCCGGGTCGATGTACTCCTGCACACGCTGCACGACAGCGTCCGATGCCGGTCCTCCCTCCGTATCAATAAGAACTCCCTTGACGGTGTTCTCTCCTGCCCAAAGAGGGATGATGCGTGCGCGGCCGACGCCAGAAATGCTTTCGCACCACGTCTTATAGTGCTGGCGGTTTCCGTTTTCAGCCGGGCCCGCAATTTTCTCCTGAACTCGTTTTCGGAGGCTCTCGTCGTCCTCCTCGTCGGAGCCCGGCTCAAGTTCCTCCGCGATAGAACAGGCTGTGAGCTCGCGCAATGTTTCAACCGGAACGACCGCCGTTCCGGACAAAATATCATTTGCCGCCGTTCCGGTTTCCTCCGCTTCAATATAGAAGCCAAGGTCATCGTCCTGCGCAAGTACAAAATATTGTCCATCGCAGAAAAAGCGCGTCCCGAGTTCCGGGAGCTCGCCCTCGTATTTGATGCGGTACTTTGCAGCGGAGGCAACCTGTCTATAAACGCCGTTTTCCTCGGCTCTCAGTGTAAGGTAGTCTCCGGTCGCTGTCACCAAGAACACCATCTCGAATACCTGTTCAAGGTCTGCGTAGTATTTAGCGATTTTGAAAGCGATGCCAGCGACAGCATCGTAGAAGATGCTGCCCTGCCGCAGGTCGATGCCATCTGGCGCGCGGCTCAAGATGTCCTCTAAAACCTTGTCATAGGTCTGGGCTTCAAACACTTTATATCACCTCCTCTACCTCTGTAGTCCCATAAATGGTGTCGGCCTTGAAATGCACGTTGCAGTAGTCCTCGTTGAACTCAAACTCAAAGTCATAGACTTTCAGAATACGGCCGTCACAAAGGAGTGCATCCTCTACAAGCCTCGGGATTTCCGACTTGATAAGCTCCTCCGTCGCACTCTCGTCCTTGATGGTGTCCTTGATTTCGCTGCCATACTGGTTGTCGTACGCAAGGCAATGGAACCGAGGCGTAAGAAGCGCTTTCTCGATGTATTGGTTGACAGCCTCGAGGCCATCAACTTTTCCAACGATGCGTCCGGTCTTGAGGTCGAGTTTATAGGTGAGCGACGGCTGCTCTTTCTCCTCCTCAATGCCGGATATAGCGATTGGAACAAAAACTCTGCTCATACGATAGCCCTTTCGAGCGCAATGTAGCTTTTGCCGTTGTTGAAGCGGAGAAGATACACGGACTCTCCAACCTTGAGCGCATTGTAAACCGTCATAAGCGCTCCTTCGATGACAAAGGTTTGCAACGAATGGATGTGAGCGCTCGCTTTGGAGCTCTCAACCTTGTGGTAGTCTCCCTCCGGCTGGTCCTTTGCTCCTTCATAAGGGCATCCGATTATGCCAGAGACTTTACCAGAACGGGAATCCAGCAGGTCAAAGTCGTGCCCATGCGCTCCGCCGATATGAGTATTGCTGTCGATTTTTCCGCCAGCAAGAGATATATCAATGCGAGTCTGGTAGTCGGTAAGGTTGCGAGGGACGAGAAGCGCACTACCAGAAATTTCGAGCTTTTCGTCGTTCTCTATCTTGATGGTAAGCGGACTTTCGCTTGTAACCGTGCCGACCACAATGCCACCATCGTTCGGGAGCATAGACATAAAGAGCTGCTTGAAGCTCGTTGCCTGTTCCGGGTCCATAGGCTTCTCCTATCCGATTTGACTGGCGTTCACCCATCCATACACGGTGCTCTGCTTGTCCGTGTGGATGATGTGATACGGGTGTTTTGCGTTCTTGCCTTTGGCAATGGCCGTTATTTTAGCAGGGCCCGCTTTTGGGCTGTTGGTCGGAGAGGTCGCGGTGGACGCCACATACTGCGGGCCTCCGGTAAACTGAACCTTATCTCCGACGGAGTGCGCGTTCTTTTTACTCGAGCCGCTACTCGTTTTGACTTTCCGCTCCGTGTCCGTCGCCATGTTCATGGTGAGGCGCATCGAATGGTAGTTTCCCTTAAACGTGTGGGTATCTTCATCAACATAGTAGCTGTTCGAGATTCCGAGAGGATTGATGATAATACAGACTCCAATGCCAGAAATCACGTCCGGGATTCCGAGAGCCTCCACATTGAGTGACCTACTCGGGAGCTTCTCCTCCGCCAACATGGACTCAACCATGTCTGTGAGGTTTGCCTCCTCGGTATTACTGTCGGGCGTCGTGATGTCCTGCATAATTCCGATGGTTTTCTCGAGTTCCGTGTCAGCCTTTTGGGCGACAACTTTATCTTCTTTCGACAACAGCTTGATTCTGGTTTTCACCTTCTCGATGCTGCACGAGTAGTCGTAGTTTGAAAGGTTACTTCCCGCTTCAACCACCCACTGCAAGATGCTGTCTTTCCGCTTAATCAGGCTCAAGGAGCCGTCAGCAGAAGTAACATAGTATCTGATTCCGGTCGCCTTAAAAGTAAGGCTCAGAGCATCAAGAATCACATCACAGGCCGTTGTCTTTGCTTTCGGAAGTTCCGAAATCACATAGCCTGTGTCAGCGACATCCTTGTATGGAATCTGGAATCTGTTGCAGCAATCTTTGAAGATGTCCGAGGCCTTTTTCTGTTTGTAGTTAAAGCTGTCTTTGTTGTTCGACAGATAAATACCAACATCGTAGGCTTTGATGGTCATGGTCTTTTTTGCGTTCTGCTTCTGCGACATGATGATGCCGCGAAAAAGTTCTTCGCCCTCCCAATAGAAAACGCAGTGGTTTCCCTTGGTAACATCAATGCCGGAGCGGGCGTGTTTCCAGCCGTCATCGTCGATAAGCGAAACGGAAAGAGAGCGTGCCGGAGAGCCCTTGCGGCCGCTCCATGTTACGCTCTCAACCAGTTCGCTCATGTCGTAGGTGGTCTCGTCTTTGGTGACGAGAAATGTAATCTTGCCCATTACCTCACCTCACGGGAGCTGCAACACCTGTCCGGGATAAATCAAGTTTGGATTCTTGATTTTATCCTTGTTCAGTGCATAGATTTCGTTGTACCGGCCGCCGTCTCCGAGGGCCGTTTTCGAGATGTTGTAGAGGCAGTCGCCGGGCTTTACCGTGTAAGTTTTTGCCTGAACGCGGTTATCTGTCCGGGTCGAGCTCTTAGAGACGGTCGCCGTCCCAGCAGAATCAACTTTGACCTGCCTGACCTTGACCTCTCGGTACTCCTTGAGCTTGATTTTGTAGTAGATGCTGTCCGGGTCTCCGCCCTGCTCATAGGGCTGCAATGTTTGGATAGCGGCGTAAAAGTTCGCGCTCGTTCCGGTAAGGATAAGGTGAACCGGCTTGTCGCTGTTCTTCCACTCACACAGCTTTTGGAGTAAAACCTTAGGA